GATGTTTCTCTGAATTAACGATGATTCATTCCCATCAAAAACGCGAAAGCCATCATGAGCATGATAATAAAGCAACCCATCTTTCACCACCATTGAGTTTCTTGCGTCACACCCAGAATTATTAATCTTTTTAGTGACCGTGTATGAAACATCATCACCCGCCCGCACAAACAAACACCTTGATTTTGTAACTACTAAATCAATGTGCGATCTTATGCCAGTGATCGGCGTTCCATCATCTGTTTGAAACGCATTGGATGCCCTCTTTAAATCACTCCACGACTCGAACTCATCCAACACTGTCCATTTTAATAGCCGCCCATCTGATCCATACGTGACATCTTTATGTTGCTCGATAATTTTCAGTGTGTCCGGTGGCGGGTTACGATCTGTCCTGCCTTGATCATTCAACACTACATCCACATCGGCTTGATTATAACTATACGTTGTTGTTGTATTATCGTTGATTGTCGTTGCTAAATACCACTTGCCGCCAACCTCTACATAAATATATCGTGCATTGACCTGCGGATCTGTTGAAACAGGTATATTGGTCAAGTCTACCATCTGATTTGCAACGGTAACAGGAGATGAGATAGTCCCCATGGATGACTCAGCGCCAGGATCTATGCTATTCGCTATCGGGACTCTACCAAATGCAACTCGAAATCTATAAGTTCCGTTTGGAACTCCGGCTGCTCCTACAGCTACACTTGGGGCGGTTATGGGTGCGACAATCCCCCACCGATACCAATTTGTCATATTCAATTTGCGCGGGGTTCCTGTTCCGTCAACGACACACAACCAACCATGAATCACCGCTACATCTGGTACAACTCCCGCAGTAAAAGTCGGAGTCGGTGTAATATCTGTTGGCGGGTCTGTCGTAAAGTCGTACACCCGACCATCAGCGCCAAAAGCAATTTTTTTAATTGTGGTAACATTAAACTCAGTCCTGACAAACTCAATACCGTAAACTAACTCCGGAGCAGTTGCTATCGCATTTATATTAACGTATTGTTGACCACCCCTACATTTAAATCCCCCGGACTTCGGATAAATAATATTTTTATTCTCTAGACACTGCCCGTCACGCCGTTCAAAACGAGTCGAATTTGTATTCAATCCCTCTGTGTTTTTATAAAATTTAAACGGGACTTTCCCCCGCACTACAGGTCGTGCCATTTGCTACCACTCCAAATATCCTTCCACAGACAAAGGATTTGTTCCACCGCGTGGCCCACAATATTTTGACAAATTTTCTAACAAAAACGTAAGAAGTTTTGCGTTTGAGGTGTACTCCCCTGTTTCCTCTTTCCCTTTTAATTTCTGTACTGCATACTCAACAACCAACGGACGCCAGATCGCTCTGATCGTTGGTACATCTGCGTCTGCACTCATTAACACTGGTTCTTGCACAGTGAAAACCTGTACCCCTAAATTACTAACGACTCGTGGAACAATACAAAGCGTTTGATCACCTACAACATCATAATAAAACGAATCGGAATCGCCAAAATAATGATTTGGAAAATCATTTAATAACCGTCGAAACTCCTGATCATGCCGGCTTTTAAACAAAAAACATCTATATCGTTGGTTCTCATCCGTTGGACGTATCTCATCAACCCATGCAAAAGCATTGGTAAGCGTATAATAATTAGTTGACGATGTAAGCGTAATCGTTTCAGGGGTTACATTAAAAAACTCACCTCTGTTTTGTGAATGGATAATTTTATAGATTTCCCACTGACCTTCGTTAATTGCGACACCTATCTCTTCAGAAGAAAAAAAGATGTCTAAGTGATCGGCGAGCCCATCCTTGACCCTATTCTTCAAATCAACAAAAGTATCCCAATTGGCCATAATACTTAAACCCCAGCAAAACTCACATGTGGTGTTAGATTAGTTCTATGGAAATCGCGCCCAAATGCAGCCACTTCTTCTTTAAAATTACGCTCTGATCGTTCTGTTTTAACATTATGCTCTCTCATGAGCTTTTCATCAGCCAACCGCAACCTTGTCATCCGCTCATTAGCCAAAGCAGGCATAAAATTCTCTTTTAAATGTTTACGGACACATCTTAATAATAAGTCTTGATGCTCCATAATTTTCATTGGAACCTCTGCTAAAACTACCACCTCTCCCAACTCCGCCGCCTCCCCATGAGGAGACATTAAAGAATCGAGCACACACGCTTTGAGCACTTCATCATGCGGCGTACTAGATCTGTTCAAACACGCATCCGGCTCTCTAGAAATATAGTAGCAATTCCACTTTCTATTAAACCGCAATCGCAAATTCGCATCAAAGTCTCTAATCGCCCGCACCAAAATTGACTCATTCCGCTGCGCTTGTGTTGTTATCATTCAACACCTCTTCAGATAATTTGCGACGTCCCTTGTTTTTTAAAATTTGCTCAGAACTTTTCTTTAACAAAGCTCCCACAGTGCTTGAAACCGCAATCGGGCTCGTGTCTTTGTATTGCTGCAATAGAATTGGTCCAGTTTTCCCAGTTGGCGATTCTATCTCCGCTTCTGAAGAAATCGCATTCTGTATGACGTTATTGCCCTCATCCAAAACATTTCCTTCGCCATCAATAACGGGATCCGTTAGCTGGTATGACCGTCGCTCTCCATGCTCTGCAACTTCTTTCGGGAATAACCGCTTTTTCCCTGCCGGGACTTCATAAACATTACCGTCAAATTGAAATATAAAGTCTTTTCCTGTTAAATTACTTAACCATTTAAACTCAGACATACTGTCCTTTCATTTTATGGGTGCCCATAGAACAAAGCCTTAAAAGTGATACCACTCAAGTTTGTTCCAATTGTGAGTTCTGTACCTGCAGCAGCCCAAGCCATTATTTTATTGTTCGTTGTATCATAAGCAAACGAATACCCTGCGCTTAATTCCCTAGGTGGTGGCAACATCCCTGCCACACTCGCGACAGGCAGCGCATTAATATCCGCAGTGTCCCCGCCGGGGTTTGCGTAACTATCACTCATAGTCACGTCAGCCGTAAAAAACTGGTACGGCCCTTGTACATTTAAGCGCTCTACATTCGAAAAAGTAACTGCACCCATAGATTTCCCCAAAATAAAATAGAGGGGATCTAATCCCCTCTTTGATTAAAGGCATCGATTTACAAAAATATCCACAAACCCACCTGACTCCACACCTAATGCAAAACCCATAATAGCAGCAGCTCGTACAGTTTCTGCGGCAGTCGGTGTTGCAATAGTTGCTTCTATAACCTTTCCTGCAGCGGCCACATCCGGCGCCACTGGATCCCCTAACACATAACCTGTACCGCTAGCAGATACGCTAATTTTCCCATGCACTAAAATAAATCCATAATAACTTGCTGTAAAAGCATAAGGTGCAACACCCGCTCTTGATGCAACGCCAGCTGCACTTGCAGCGGAAGTAGCTACTTTATAGCCAGAAGCGTCTAAATATGAAACAACAGTGTTGGTCGATATTCCTGCCGCTGTTGCTTGGACATATTTATAAATAGCTCCTGTATTTTCATCATACATCAATTGACCGAGCGCAATATCTGTAGCTAACGTTGCTGATGGTAACCTCAACGAAAACACTTGAACCGAAGGAAGTCCTTTAGTCTTTAATCCCTGCTCATAAATAAAATCTGCAGCCATAAAATTCACCTCACAAAAACTCTCTATGCTTGATATGATCGCCTATAGAGAGCCCCAAAAATTAAAATTAGAAAATATGATCAACATCCACTGAAGCTGTAACGCCATCCAATCTAAAGTTAGCGTTCGGCATTCTAGACCAATAATTTTCAAACAAGCGATAGTTTGCAATAAACGTATCGCGATTTGGAATACGCGATAAAATGGCCCCATCTTCTGCGATCCATTCGCCTTCACCATCCACTGTGCGAATCATTGTTTCTGTATTCAATCCAACCCAATAACCATATGGCATGTCGGACACTGGGATAATACGCTGTCCAGTGTACTTCACTTCCCCATTTAAAGCCCCTTTATCAAAACCGACATCTGGCTTCATCTTGTCGTCAATGTATTGGAATTGAGTATCTCGAATGGCTAGATATTCTCGACGCACTGAGTGATCCATGACGTAAACATTAGGTGTTTTACCTGATTTACGTTCACAGCCATCTAACCCTTTTTGCAGCTTTTGCGCTGTCATGACTCCAGTTGTTGGAATAACAGTTGATTTTAATGTGATGTTAGCAGTTCTAGAAACCCCAAAGTAGGTACCAACGAAAGTGCCATCATCCACAATACCCATAATCCCCATGGGTTCCAAATCTAGTGAACTTTCAATTGTTGTACCATCAGTTGACGCCAAACAGATTACATAATTGTTCGGAGCATCAGCAGCCGACACAGCTTGTGTGAACGTGACAGTTTGCGCGCTTTGATCAAATGAAGAAATGGTTCTAAAACAAGTGATGGTGCCTGTGGCAGGATCAACGATAGCAACATCCATACCTTCATTTAAATATCTGGTTCCGTTGACAGTACTAACGATACCCCCTGGAGTATCTACAGTGATTGTCGCCGTTCCAGTCCCGGCTCCATTGACATAAGCTAAAATACCTCGGCCATATCCACACAACACGCGACTCCTAAACCGATCAATGGAATTAACTAAGTCAGTGGCCCCACTCTCCAAAGCTTTCCCAAAGGTAGCGGAATCTTTCAAAGACTGTTTCATGACAGGTCCAGAAAATTGAACACTACCATAGCAATATCTTTTGGGGATTGTGAGTTTTCTGAAAATAGGACTTTTAGGAGCTGGCAATAACCCACCATCACCAACAGCGCGCACCGCATAGTTACGCCCTGTTTGAATGGAAGCTATTAATTGATTTCCTCCAGAAGGCCAACCTTCAGTGTCTTTTGTAAAAATAGAAACTAACTTCTGTTCATCATTTAATTGACTAGTAATAAGATTCTTAAAATAGTCGTCTTTCATCGCATTTTGATACGATGTTACGTCAATACTCTGTGCACCCATAATTTCCCCCTAATGAATCATTATTCGTAACCATCATTTAAATGCTTAGCCCCTAAACTCATAAATGCCTCGTGCAGTGAGGTTGGGTTTCTAACATCTACTGGGTTTTGTCGTGGAGCTGGGCCATTTGATCCAGCAGAACCACGCGGGACAGGCATCATAGACCGGCCTTGCTTCCTGATTCTTTCAATAATTTTGTTTTCTATGATTTTATCTCGTGGGTCTAGAATTGACGTTTTGATATAATCAAACACCTCATTCAAAACCTCCATATTGCCTTCGCCACGAAATCGCCGCTCCCAATCGGGAACGCTTGAAATTAAAATATTTCCCATCAAAGACATGAACTCTTTGCCCTGCGGTGATTCAAAACCAACAGTTGACGCAAGCTCATGCGCTTTTTGAGTTGCAGTATTATAAAAAACCTTGTCGCCTAATGAAGCTCCCTGGTTCTGATTGCCTAAAAACTGCTGCAATTCTGGGTTATATTTTGCTAACTGCTTGAGCTCTTCAGCAATTTGTGCAGCTCGTTTTTTTTGAGCCTCTTCTTGAAGAAAATCTTGATCGCCGCTCATTTGCAACAGAGCGCGCCTCTTTGTTTCTCTATCTCTTGCCAGCTCTTCCTTGTGTGCCGTTAAATCTCTCAATAAATCTTGATTAGCCTGACGCATCTTTGCAATTTCTGATTGCATCTGACTAAATTGCTGCTCGTGCTGAGCACCAGACGATTGAGTTACCTGTGACGAGCCATCTGACCCGCCATTATCTTGATTAAACCCCTCATTTCCTGTTCCCGCGTCCGCGGTGGCTTCAAAGCCATCATTTTCAAAAGCCATTCCGGCCCCCCTGTGCTGTTGCAATTTAGTTGCAACAATTTTTGTTAATTAAAACACTTTTAGTTGTAATTTTGAATAAAAAAAAAGAAAACGCTCTTTAAAGCTTCTTTTTTCCTTTCTTTTCTTTGTTTTTTTGAACTGATAAAAGAATTTTTTGCTGAAAAAGATGCACTGCCGCGACTGCACTTAACCCATTGGGGGATTTTAACGTCTCCGCCATAAAAGCATTTAAAAAACTCAACTCTTCATCATTTAATTCTAATGTGATCGGCATTGATTACCTTCCCAATTCGATATTTTGATTTCGAGTCTTAACCCAATCGATTGCTTCCTGTATTTTTTTCAATATCAGCACATTTTCTCTGCGTGTCGCTTTTGAATTTTCCACTAGCACTTGATTGATGCACCATTGCAAAACTTCAGACACACAGCATCCGTCAACTTCAACACTCTCAGGGATTTTTTCTTGTAAATTAATTTTAATAAATTGCTCATCCATAATTTAATCCTATTTAGCTTAATAATAAGTAATCACTACAACAATACCATCTCCACCAGCGCCACCAGCGCCTGAGTTTGCGCCATCTAAAGAAGCTCCGCCGCCGCCTCCGCCCCCACCGTATTTCCCACCTGCACCACCGGTGCCACCAGCAATAACAGCACTGCCACACGCACCACCACCACCACCTCCACCATTAGAATAGGAACTAGTCCCGGGCGTATAACCTGCAGAGCCATTCCCGCCTGTAGCAGTTCCGCCAGTCGCAGTAGAATTATCACCAAAATAATTTAATGTGCCACCTGCACCGCCATTTTGAGGGCTGCCAGTATGTGACCCCCCCGATCCACCACCGGAACCGCCGAGCATGGCAGAGCCGCCTTGTTGCCCAGCAAAAGAGCCAGTTAAACCACCGTCACCGCCTGGATATTGACCGGTCGCTCCGGCAACAGATCCACTCCCTGTTGTACCACCTGGACCGCCTGTGCCTCCACCGGCCGTAACGTAAGAACCAAAAGATGACGCTGTGCCATTACTGCCAGAATTTCCATTGGTGCTATTTGATGTTTGTGCTGATCCTCCGGCTCCTCCTGTCCCAACAGTGACAGAAACAGTGGAAGACAAACCAGCGGTCAGAAATCTCCCAATGCTACGAGCCCCGCCTGAGCCACCACCTCCACCATTAGAGGCTGCTGACGACCCTCTTCGCCCAGATCCACCACCACCGCCAGAACCTATACAAATAACATCTGTAATCTTTCCACTCGATGGTTTTGTCCAAGTGCCATTTGACGTAAAAACCTGAATATCGGCAATTAAAGCCAATGTTCCACTTAGATCTAATAGTGTTAAGGTTCTAGTTGCCCCAGCTGTAATGCCACTGGCTTGAAACTTAGCTTGTTTAGTCGTGTCACCATCATCTTGAATGGTGAAATTAGCATCTTTAACAGTTATGGTATTAGTATTATCCAGGGTTTTATTCTGGAGAGTTTCACTCTCTGTCCCTGTTTTTACCCCTAATGCTGTACGCTCTGCAGCCGCTGTACTATTTAAAAACTCATTAAATGCCATCCCATCCCCCTCACTACTTAAACATCAATTCACATCCCAATTAGTTCCACCATTCGAAACAACCCCAACCTCAGCTTTTCCAACATTCATGACGTACGTGGCAGCCCCATCAATAGTGTCCGCGCCTGCTCTTTGAATCGTAACATTATGGACTGCCGCATCACTGCAACATTTAATACGATATGATCTACCGGGACCCACAGTAGCGGCTGACGGGAGTGTGACTGTGATAGCGGCAGCAGAGTTATCAACTGAGATAAAATAAGTGTGATCAGTTGCGCTAATTGTCGTGTTTGAACTTATCGCCAGGTAAGCAAGTTGAAGAGAACCGCGAATATCAATATCTGCAAGAGGTGAAACTGTATTCCATGCAAATTTTCCAAAGACATAAAAAGTATTCGGATCTAAAACAGTGCGAGTGCCGCCGTCTAAATTTGCAACAAACGTATCCGCTTGAGCACTAGTAGCATTACGCCCAAATATATAAACGTTTTGAGCGGCAGCAGTGTTGCTTTGCCCAAAAATAAAACTATAATGCGCACTCAATCCAATAGTATTACTAAAACCGCCAGCTAGCGCAAAATTACCATAAATATTTTGAAAATTTCCAAAAGCAGAAGAGTCTTGTCCGCTGACAAGTGATGCCGAATTAGCAGCAAAAGAATTGATACCGCTCACCTGATTAGAGTTATTGCACGCAAAAGAATTCTCACCTGACGCGATATTATCTAAACCTGTTGCAAATGAACGATCTCCAATTAACGCATTTTGCCAGTAGGTAGGATCAGTAATGGTACCCGCTCTAAACGCGGCTTTAGATTGGCTCCAAAGCAAAAACGTGTCTGCCGCGTCAGCTTGTGCTGCCCCTGTAGTACCTTTAGAAAAAATAGCTGAATTTGCTGTAAGTAAATTACTTGCAAATGTTAGATTAGCACTGCTTGTCAATGCAGTAGCAGATGACCAAATAGCAATCCGGCCCAAAACTCCTGAACCATCATTCGTGGTTCCACTATCTGCCCCGCTTTCATATCCAAAACCCATTTTAAACCTCTCAATTACATTAATGCAGGAGCAGCCCCTTGCGGCGCTCCATCAGTTGGCATTGGCTGTCCCTGTGGCATTGCTTGTTGTGCTTGCATATTCAGCATCGCGTTTTGATGCGCAGCTACATGCAGCTCAAACTCTTGTGCTAATTGTGGATTATTTTGCGCCCAATCTGCGTACTCATCTGACTGTAGAAAAATCCGATGATCTTCAAAATGAAGTGGGTGGTTGTCGTACACTTTCACCACCGGTACGACCCCATCACGCACTAAAAGAAAATTCTCTCTGGCAATATAGTCTTTATCGGAATCATAACTGCGATTGAGATAATCAAATCCAAATCTGTTAAAAATCTCATATTGAATATTGGGGGGCATTTGAAATGTGCCGGATGTAATAAAATCTTTAATCAATTCCAATTCTGCAGCTGTTGAGCGAGGCGGGGCTGGCTGTTCTGTTTCTGGGATAATATCTAAATCTAAATTAAAATCCTCATCTTCAAACACCCTCATTGAAAATCCACCAAACAATTTTTTTGATGCCTTAAATAAATCAACCGGCCTCACTTGTTTGACTATTTTCAACAACATATTAATACATTCAGCAAAACCAGCATTCCATGAGAAAAACACATCTCCATGACGTTCCCTGGAACGTTGCATTAAAATCTCTAGGGCCCTCGCCGCTGGAGTGCCTGGCGGTAGTTGCCCCATGAGGACCTTTGTCACCCCGATCACATACTCCGTATCTTGATCTATTTTATCCAACCACTGAACTAAAACAGGATTTGGCGGAATCCCTGAAATCATTTCCGGCTTTAGAACTGATGTTTGTGACGCATTCACACGATTATATGTCAATGATGTCCCAGGCTCTCCCGAGATAGCATCTAACCCACAATCCTTTGGTAACAACCAATGAGGGGCAGCCATCCTAAAAATAATCAGCTCGATAAAACTCTCTAATTTATTGCGCTGCACTTGCTTGGAGATCACGTCATCTAACGGGGTACGCCCATGAATATTTTTAGTGCGCCTCTTACATGGAATGTGAACTATGTTCTTATAATAACGTCCCGTCTCTTCATTCTCCCCATCATAATAGGTCAAATGGCCTTTGTGCAGCACCACCTCATTATTCAATAAAACTACATACAATCCACGAGGATAATTTTTGCTTGGATCTCTCCAATATTCAGTAACATTTGCTCGATTATAAGAGATTGACGGCCCCATGAAATAGCCAGAATTTCCAAACTCGCCTGACGTCAACCTGTTTAATGCCCCTGAATAATATTGCGAAATATTCCCCGCCACTTTTTGCGCTGGTTGTATCTGATCGATTTTGTCTGGATATGTTTGTTTTAATACCGACACATCATATGATTTAATACGTGCAAAAAATGCAGACTCTTGTAATGAATCCGCCTCCTCGTCCATATAACATTCAAACGTTGAAGCCACATCAACAACCAATTTCGGTAACCCCGGCAATTCCTCTTCCTGCTCTTCCGCAATCGTTTCACCCTGTTCATGCAAAATGTCTTCTTGTGGATTTAAGGTGCGATTTGCCAACCCAGACATTCCCTCTGTTAAGGGAATTCCATCTCTTAACGAGGATCCAACCTCTCCACCCTCTACAAATTCAGACAATATTTTCTCTGGCTCTAGAGTCGCCGCCCTCGGCTGCTTCTCTATAAACTGATTTGCTGGTCCAGCAACCATCCTAGGAATCAAAAACACTTCCCCTTGACGGGATAGTAACGGTGCGGCAATCCTCTGTTTTTCATTGAATTTCACAGCCTGTTTCAGGGCGTCGACCATGTCGTTAGCTGTCTTGACTCGTGTTTGGTCTAATGGGTTCGCCCTTGAAGAAGGGCGGTATGTGATCTCTATTGGAACTGAGGCTAATAATGAGGCGAATATGTCCGCATAATTCGCGTAAACATTTGTCACAGGGGTAGGAATTTTTTTCTTAAATCGTTGGTCTCTCCACACTTTCCCTTTATCATCAAATTTGATCCACTGAATCCCATTGTAAAACAACTCAGCTCTAAACCAATCTTTAGCCAACACATCCCGCTTCGGCTTACAATTGTTAATATCCCGCTTAATTAAAGAGACTAAAATTGAATCATCCATAGGGTCCATACCCTCTGGCATTTCATCACTAGTCGGATCCCATAAATTTTGCGTTTCTTTATTCACTCGCTACACTCTCTGACTCTTCAACATCCATCTCTTCTTCAAACAAATCCCCCAACGCCTCTTTTGTTTTCTCTAAATGCATTGTGTTCATTTGCAACAAATGCTGTTGTAGATTGTTTGTTCGATTGAATTCAGAAGTTAATTGCGTTTTTAAAGTATTTATCAATTCCCTTTGAGAAAGTAGCGTACCCTCTTGAAATTTAAACTTTTCCATTAGTTGGAAGAGTTCTTTTTCTCGATCTAAAATCTCTTGTCGTAATGCTAAACAATATCCTTCTAATTCTTTTATTTTCTTCCGATTAAACATTAGCACTCCGTAAAATATGGAGTTGCATCAATTGCAGTTACCGGAGCTGTATTGCCGGTTTTAGTGGTTGTCGCCGCAAAACTACAACCAGTATCAAATAATAAAGGGCGCTTATCTTTTGAAAAGTGCACCACCTTACCAATAGGTAGAGTCAATACAAAGTCTGGCGCCGTCGTCCCCAAGAGCACATCAGCTGCTTTTTTATTGAAAAATTGAATATACGTTATGGCAGCATTCGCTAAATTATCATATTGCCCACCGTACCAATACGTACCGCTATAATTCGCAGCAGCAGTTTTTGGAATATCAACAACTGTGTTCGATAGTGAACCAAAGCGCCTAAAATCGATCGGTATATCCGCCATACTCACCTCTAATTTTATTTTTTATATTTATCTGTACTGCTACCACCTGGACGGATGGTGTGCGGAAAGTTGCGCGGCGTATCACTTTTTGGCTTGCCTGCGGTCGGCATCTCTGCCTTCGGCTTTCTATCATTCATTTGAACAGAACTCTTCCCATGTGTTGGGAAATTAACCCCCAAATCTTTTGCCATAATCATTCCCCTATACGATATAAATCCACCACGCTTTGCCCGATCATCGAGCGTTGCAGCTCCTCTACGTGCCTTTTGTGTTGTATTGGAGCTCGCCCATTATAATATTGTTTAGCAGTGATCCCACTAAGTTGCAACTCTTTTTGTTGTTTTTTTAATGGCCAATTGATCATATACGTAAATTGTGAAAACGCATCAATAAGATCCACACGATCCCCTTTAGGAAACCTATGTAATTGATCCTCTAATTTGCCACGCCTAATAGCCTCTGAATGATATATTTGACCATTCTGATAAAATGGAAACAAACCCCGGATGCGCCTGTGCTTATCTAAAATAGGACGCACGGCGTTAATCTGAAAATATTGATTAAAGCGATTTCTTCTTTCTTCTAATTGCGTAATCAAAACAGACTGAAACCCAACATCCTCAATATATACCTCTACTGACCGCCCAGATTTCATATATGTCATCGCAAACATGTGCAGTTTGTCGACTGTGTCTCCAGGTGTGCATATTTCTGCGTCCGTCCACAGAACATGAATCGTGTGATTTGGAAGGAAGTTTGCGATCACGATAGCTGTGTCGCACGGGTCTTTGCTATGCTCTTTGCCCAAGGCAGGATCACAGAAGATGCGTATGAGACCATCTTTACTCATAGCCTCTTTCATTTCATCTCTTGTTTTGTGTTTGATCCAACTGTTTTTAAACTCTGCAAAATCTTCTGAGTCTGGATTGAGTCGATATTGACAACTGAATTGATAGGGCCCCAATTGCAATCTTAACCCCTCTAATGATCGCTTGGTCGGATCCTGCTTTTCTTCATCTAATGTTTCACAAAATTTTTGATGAAATCTTATTTTCCCATCCAAATCATAAACATCGAGTAACACCGAATCGAACAAATTTTTAATCTCCTCCTGTGAGTCAATCCACCCGTACAAATCGTCCCTATCCCAGCGCGTTCCAACCAATACTATAACCCCACCCGGTCGCATTAAAGATAACGCTTGTTTATACCGATTAATCACCTTTTCTCTTAACTCTTTGGTTTTACTGTTCTTTTCGTCAACGATATCATCTAATACGATTAGATCATAATGTTGACCCGTTTGGGATTTATCTACACCTGATGCACTTACCGTAGGTGCTGGCTGTATTTTTGTGCGCGTAGATACCTGGATTTTTGAATCAGCCCAAGGAGCGCCTGTCCAATCACCAAACAATTCAACCCACTTAGGCGATTCTATGTGGTGGCGCATCTCAGCTAGATATTTTTTAGCTTGTTCGTAGATCGATGATTCGTAGAGGATTGATATGTCTGGATTGCGTAGGATACTCCATAGAATCCACGCCATTACATCAGAGGATTTTAAATGGTTACGAGGGATTAATATTTTTTTGTAGCGTGATTCTGAGAGTAGAACTCGATCAATAATATCGTGGAATGGTTGAAAATCATTATACCCACAAACCATTTTACGAAATGACGCAAAATCATTAATTACCAATCTACGCTCAGCATCCAATAACAGTTTGGATGTTTTACTATCTAACGTTATCATTACAACAATATAAGTTGTAATTTATTGTAACACAAATTATTTTTCTTCCAATTGATAATGAATCAAAAATAACGCATTGCAGGCCACATGCGCCGCGTGCATCAATTGTGACTCTGCGTCTATTATATTTCCATCCATTATTTCGAACGTATGGCGCAACAGTGCTGCAATGATCCGTTTTTGCTCTAATCCATTTTTCCAATTATGCTCACCGTATTTATTGGCGCCATAACCTAATATTTTGATTACCTCTCGCAATGCATCAATCGGCAATAGATCAGCACGCAATTTACCCTCATCATATTTTTTTGCCTGATCCATCTATAATCCCTCATGCCAATCAACTGATTTATGATCAGTATGAATATAATCAAATAAATCATTATATTGTAAATTAGTTTTAGTACTATCAAAAATGGGTAGCGGATCACTCGGATTTAACGCCCGCTCATTCCGTATTATTTGGATATTTTTTGACATATAACCATCATATTTAATGCGCTGACCGGGCGCAAAACCATATTCAAACCCCATGATCCCCCTCATCGGATATAGCTGCCTCTAAAATCATTTTCTGTTCATCGTGTGACAATATTGAAACTCGCTCCCTCAACTCATTAATAGAATTCAGCACAACTAATGTGTTGTTTACGTTTTTGTGCTGATCCTGTTTTGATTTATCGGAGTATTCATCAGGCTGCATTCTCTCTAATATTTTCAATGCCAACTCTGGTCTGTCTGGCAAATGTTTCATCAATGATTTTTTTGCCCTAATTGTAATATTAGATTTTAATAATTTTTTCCTCTCTCTAAACTCTGGGTTTTCCTGTTCGTATCTCCACAATGTTTTATATGAAATACCAGCTGAAAGGCACGCCTCCTCATTCGTAAATCCCTGCGAAAATGCATCCTCCAATTTTTGCAATGCCTGATCATCTATTTTTGATGGCCTACCTCGCGGCATACCCATTTTTTTTGGCAATGATAACCACCACACGTAATCATCTCCCTGCTGTGTTAATTCTCCATATTCATCTGTATCTTTTTCCATAATAGACAGTATTTTCCATAAGATGTGACTATTGTCTATTATTAAAACCCCATTTACTAAATAATTTTCGCCATGGAAACATTTATAAACCTAGCCATAGGCACGAGTTTACATACGAAAAATTAATAAACATTAATTTAT